CGGCAATATCAAAGTCATATCTGAATTCGACTGTATTGCCAGATTTATTGCAACGAAACAAAGCCATATTTATCCTTAAAAGAAAGGGGAGCAAGCCCCCCAATCCTTAAACCATACGAACTACAACTAGACGTAAAGTTGATGAAGCCAAGTCAGCCGTTGAGCCAGACTCGTTTTGGATGCGGAACTTGACTGTATTGGCGGCTGAGACATAACCTGTCACAGTCAAACCAACCAAATCCACACCTAAAGACGCACCAATAACCATGTCACCCAAAGCGACACCCGCTACTGTTACATCATCAGTTTCCCCTGCGCCATCGACTAAAGAGCCAGCGTCAAGAGTAGCCCGAACTGACCAAGTATCAGAGAATAAACCCCGAAAACTGTCAGTACCTCTGCGTGTTACAACTGCACTTGCTGTTGCCATAATAATTTCTCCTAATTAGGTTAAAAAAGTCCCCCCACCACTAGGGCAGGGGGCGCAACTGCAATTAGGCAGGAACTAAGAGAGCGAACATAGATGCAGACTTAGCCGCACCTGTGCTTGCCGCATCACGGAGAATCTGAACGCCATACAACGTATCAGATGTGAACAGCGTAGCAAGGTACTCTTGCTTGTACTGGACTTGTGAACGCACACCAATTTGCTCAACCAGAACCAAAGAATCTTTGTGTCCCATCAAACAAACGCGAGCGCCAGCAGAACCTGATGCTGTGTCGCAATTGCTTGAGACAAACACAGGGATGCCATACAAGTTACCGATCTCACCTGTGCGGATGGTATTGTTAGTACCGCCAACAAAGGCTTGTTCTGTGTAACGTGCCAAGCCCATCAGCGTGTTACGGCTTGAGGGTGGGATGATGAAGAAACGACCATCCATAGGAGTATCGTTGTCATCCAAGCGCTGAATGGTGCGGCGAATAGCGGCATCGGTCAAGGCTGACTCATTGTTGCTTGCGGCAACATAAGCAGTCGTACCATCACCACCAATAAACGCACCAGTTGCATAGGCGTTTGTACCAGCACCACCATTGGTTTCACGTCCAAGGTTAATCAAGTCTGTATCGACTTGTTTAGCCAAAGAGTAACCAGCGTCTGCTGTGTAGAAGTTACGCAGACTGTTTAAAGCCTGTGCTTCTACGATGTCTTCGATCAAACGGCTATATTCATAGTGTTTGTCGATTGCTACCTGAACTTCGGATTCCGTTGCCGCAATCAAAGTTACTTGTGAACCAGCCGCCTTTGCAGACGCAGAACCACGGGTAGGAGCAGGAACGTGAACTACATCACCTTTCTTGCCCTTGAAAGACATCTTCATAACCAAGTTTGCTAAAACGAGGTTCTTCTTGTAAGAGGCAACAATTTCGTCACTCCATATTTCAGGAATGAAGGTTGCCGCTGTCGTTACTGTCACATTATTTGTACCTAAAGGCATGATAAATCTCCAAAAAGCGATAAGTTAATTACTTGACCCGACCATCAGCGTAGGCTTGCATGATTTCATCACTCAAGGCTTCGTATCTGTTCGGATCGGTCATTTTCAGCCGAATAAGGTCAGCCCGTCTATAAACCCTCTTTCCTGATTCTCCACTACCGCCTATATCAACGCCCGCCGCCTTCAGGTTAGTCTTGCGTTGGGTTTCACCCGCATCGCTAGTCTGTTTTGCCTTAATGCCACGTAACTGTTTATAAGTAGTAAGTAATTCGTTTGCACTATCGTAATCAAACTCACCATCAGCCTTGGCAAACAGATTTATGCGAACAGGTGAAGATTTCACCCAATTTGCAAAGTCTGGGTCTGAAGCAACCTGACCATAGTCGGGATGCTCTTGCGTTAACTTTTGCTGAATCTGCATCCGTTTGAAGTCGTGAGCCGCTTGGCGACCTGCAACTACATCTGGATGGTTATCGACAGTTTGACGAATTGCCTCTTTTGGATTCTCAAAGAAGTCTACTTCTGGTGCTTCCTCTTTAATAGGTTGCTTGCTAGAACTGAGGTTCTGCTTTATGAGTTCGTCCGCTAATTTGCGAACTTCACCAACTTCCTGTGCTTGCTTACCAATATACTTCTCAGCCTCTTGGTGCATTTTTATAACTTCTTCTAGAGTTTTTTCCTTGTATTTCTCAGGGAACTCAGAAGATTTTGTTACTTCAGGGAGTTGCTTCTCTTGCTGTTGTTCTTCAACAACATCTAACTCACTCTGCGACTCATCTTCATTATCAATCAACGCCATATTTTTCCTTTTCCTGCCGTTATCGGTTCTAGGACATTTAACTCGCCATTTTTATGGTTGTGAGTTGTTACTTTGCTCCCACTTCAATCTGTCTAGGTGTTTTTTCTCGAACTTCCCATGCTCTGATGGGAAAGAACCAGACCACCCTTCTAACTTGAAGTTAGGTGCGCTTATGAGGCGGTTGGCTGTTGCTCCGCACTCACACTTAAAACCTGTTGTCTCATAATCAACAAGTCTCTCAGTTTTATGCCCGTTTTCACAGGCAAAATCAAATAGTCTTTTCATTCAGTTCCTCATACGCTCTTTCGCTGACCTCTTTCAAGGTTCTCAGCCAAGTTAGTATTGACAATTCACCCTTTTTGAAGTGCAAAGACGCTTCGTCAGGGATTGTACTGATATTGTTCAGGGAATTTATCATTATGTCAACATCTTCCATTAAATCCTTCCACCCCCCTGTTGCCATAGTGTCAAAGCGGGCTTCATAGTACTTTTGCAGTTCAGGGGTCATTGTTTCCTCAAAAGAACATTAAAAAATTGCCTGTTGCCGTTGGCGCAGGAGGTGCAGTAAATATCCAGCCTGAGTTATTACCCCCGTCTGTGGAGTTAGCCCCTGCGTACCAACTAGCCCCACCAGTAGCCGTAGACCTACTGATAGATAGAAAGTCTGAACTTACAGTACCGCTTGCCTTGGATAGTGTGTGGCTTGCGGCAGTCACAGAACCAATGGTTAAAAGTCTTGTAGATTCTCCACTAGCGTTCCAATCGGTAAACGTACTTGTCGTGCCAGCAGTAAATAAAATAGAAGTTGCGCCAGTACTTTTATAAGTATTGGTAATGTTGCTAAATGTGTTTGACCCTGTAATTGTCAAAGCACCAGCACCACCTTGGTTAAGTGTGCAGTTAAACGTAGAGCCACCACCAACAAAAGTCTTGGCAGTTGCACCAGTCATGGAGATTGCGCCTGTGCCTGTTCCTGCTGTTGTAGTGAAGTTGGTGGGGTTGTTGTTATTAAATGCAGTAGCGTTGGTAGCACCCACAAATAAAGTACCACCATTAAAAGTTATATTCTTTGTGCCTGCGTTAATACTAATTCTATTTGTGGTGGTGCAAGAATTTCCATTTAAATCTAATGTCCCATTTGTAAAACCAATTGCATTATTAGTAGTTAACGCACCATTTAAAGCCCAAGCACCACCAACACCATTAAAAGTTGGATTAGGTAAAGTAACGCCATTGGTTGTTATAGTTTTACCTGTTGTTGTGGAATTAAATGTAGTAAAACTGGTATATGTTGCAGAAAAGTTTGTCGCTTGAAAAGTAAGACTGCCTGATACTGTCAATCCAATGCTTGTACCAGCAAGCGTCATCGTTCCATCAAGACCTGACGCTGTGAAATCATTACAGACCCTTGGCGAGTTTGCCATAGTGACTGTAAATGCAGTTGCTAATACATTTGAGTTTGCATCAAAGAATACGTTATCTGATGCAGTAGGGACAGATGCACCACCAGCCCCACCTGATGATGCAGACCAGTTAGCCGTGTTGGTGCTACTCCAAGAGCCTGTTCCCAAAACCCAATAGCGATCAGCCATTAGACCTCCTCAGATGGAGTTTCTTCAGTAGGTGGCGCAGTTATTATGGCAACCCAGTTATCAAACCTCTGCTGTTGCATGGCATTGATCTCATCTTGGGTTAGCCCGTGATCATCTGGCAAATGCAAAGCATCTGAAAAAGTGCCGTATTGTGAGTGAAAAGAGAAGTCAATCTTTACCATATTAAGCCTGTGTGGTTACTGCAATTACATCCCAACGAGTGTTGTTGGCGTTATAAATACAACCTACATAAGTTGTTTTGCTAATCGTTGTTGCTGTTGGCAAAGTCACACCAATAACTGTGTATGTTGCGTTCCAAGTCAACGCTCTGCTTGTGCCGTTATCTAGCAATCTAAATATCAACTTATCCCCATCAAGAGGCGTTCCTGTTGGGGCATTGATGGTGAGTCCTGCCGCTAATGCTGTGAAAGCATAGACATCACTAGCCGATATATCAGGGGTTAAAGATGATGCAGATGCGGCTGAAGTAACTCTTGGATCAATACGTTTGTTGGTTAATGTCTCAGTACCTGAGTAAGTGGCAATAGATGCACCAGCCAATGTAGTTGCACCAGTACCGCCATTTGCTATTGGTAGGGCAGTACCAGACAATGTGATTGCCAATGTTCCACTTGTTGTAATTGGTGAACCAGCAACAGATAAGAACGCTGGGACAGTTGCCGCAACACTTGTAACTGTGCCAGAACCTCCACCTGCTACTGTGACTGTTACATTGTCGCCCGATGTCGTTGCCGTAACACCTGAACCAACAAAATTTAAACTTTTAACACCACTTGTGATGCTTGTGCCTTCTTCTAGAACAGCAACTGCCCCATTGGTGGACATGGTGCTAATGACTTTGATCTTCTCTGCCAAGTCAGGAGCAACCACTTCACCAACATTGATCTCTTGACCAGTAGACAAGGTAATAATTAACGAGCCATCAAAGTCGATCTTGGCATCCCTTACAGAAACACCATCTTTACCATCTTCCCCATCTTTACCATTTATCCCGTCTTTACCATCTTTGCCGTCACGACCATCTTTGCCTTGTTTGCCATCTGCGCCTTTGTCTCCTTTGTCACCCTTTTCAGGAACAATAGACTTGGCAATCTCTAGTTGTGCGCTGACCTTGTTCTCCATTACCTTAATGGCTTCAACAATCAACTCAACATTGTCATTTATGGCTTCTTCTTCTTGCTGGCGCATAGCCACAAGAGTCTCTTCCATCTTGGTGATGGCTTCTAACTTGTCATCAAAAGATGAATCAGTCGATTCAATGCTTTCAATCAGTTCTTTGATGTTAGCCATTTTGCTTTAGACCATCTGTGAGTTTGGTAAGGAAGTCTTGCTTGACTTTTGACTGAGCATTTAACTTATCAGCCATCTGTAACTCAACAATCTTGCTTTTATTCTTAATGTCAGCCTCTTTGAGCATCAAATCAGCAATCTTGACTCGCTTATCAAACTCCCTTTGGTTGGCATCAGCCTCATTTGGCAGATTCTTAGTCAAAGATGCACTCATCTTGGCTTGCACTTCTTGTGGCATCAACTGTGCCTCAGTCATTAACTTCTGAGCCTCTGCACGATTTTGTTCTGCCTGAGTAGTATTGACAGCAATCTGTGCTTGAGCCGCTTGCATAGCCAATTGTTGCTGTGCTTGTTGCATTTGTTGCGCTTGTGGGTCAGGTTTACTCATCTCATCCAACATAGCAATCAGTTCCATCCTGTTAGACAGACTTGAATTAGCCAAAATGCCCTTCAAGATGACAGGCAAGACAGGAGTATTGGGGCCAAGCGTTTGCAATAAGCCAATAAACTGCTGTTGCTCATACTCTCTAGCAATAATTCCAAGCGTTGCCGTAGGTATGAAGTTCATATCCACAGAAGGATAACGCTCTGGGTCAAACTGCATGAACCTAAAAGCCGCCTTCTTGATGAACGGGATCAAGAAATCCTCTTGGAAGTTCACCAAAGTTCGCTTGTACTTCTTGATGATAGAAGCGACAGCCATCGACATACCGCCTTGACCACCATCTCTAGCAACATTGCTGATCATGCCTTGGGAATCCAATGTTCCCGTTGCTTGTAACAACATACGCTCAAAGTCTTTAGCCGTAGCCAAGTTATTGGGGTCAGTTGAACCAAACTTGAAGGGATAGAGAATCTCAGAAGGTGCGCCATTGGTAAGGATTGCCTTGCCTGGCTTTACCTCAAACTTCATTCCTCTTGGGAGGCGAGTAGCATCCATAGCAATCATGGGGCTAGTGGTAAGTGCCAAGGAATCTAAGTGTGAGCGAGTCTGTGCGTCAATAGCCTTTTGCATATTGAACGCTTTTTCTACTGTGCCTCTGCCTAGCAATCGGTTTGGTACTGTGTCATCTTGATAGGTCAAGACGGGACGATCCTTCATCATATAAGGATTCGCTTCAGCCTTGAGCAGTTGTCCATCGTTCGCAATCACCACAATGGCTTCTACCAAGTCAGAGTATTCCTCTGCCTCAGAGTTATCTGGAAAAAGGTCAACAATGTCTTTGTTTTCTTCTAGATTCTCTAGGTATTCCCGTGGCACTAATCCATAGTAGGTCAACAACAAGACTTTCTCATCTTGGTATTGGCTTACCTCTTGGGTAGGTTCTAGGTCAGAATCATCACCAGAAGTGGTAATGTTGACTTTTCGATAGATACCAGCCTCAATGCCTTGAACAACCTTGTGGATAGAGACATACTTCTCAATCGCCACACCCATACAGTCGCTAACAGAAACACCATTGGGGTCAAATAAGAAGTTCTTTGGGTTTACAGGAGAAATCTTGACAGAAATTCTTT